CTTCATCGATTAGCGGCGTCTCTGCTTTCTGAGATAGTAGAGCATCAGCTGCGATTAGTGTGTTCCCTGTACCATGGAATGTGTTTCCAAATTCCTGATTGAACTGAAGCTCGGATGTGTTGGCAACCGTTTGATTTTTCCACTCTTCATCACGACCTGGAACGTCCCACCAATCTACTCTGAATGGCTTGAACTCATTAGTGCTTTGAACAGCACCTTCCCATAGCTTATGATAGATGTTACCAACACCATTAGCTGTAGATGTGATAATTACTTTTGTGTCTTTACCAGACGACACCACAGGGTATGTTGAAGTGTAAAAGGTTCCTGCGTCTTCGACAAAGGCGAACTCATCGAGGAATAGGAGATTGACAGACATACCTCGGATGGAGGATCCACTAGTAGCAGCGGCAATGATACGAGAATTATTACTAAAGTCAATTGAACCCTTGTTTAATGCTTTTACATCCGGTTGGAGGAAGAATGGTAAATTTTCCAACATGAGGGTGATCCTAGAAAGCATTTCACGCGCAGTAGCACCTTTGTTTGCCAGGACAGCGATTGTCTTTTCAGGATTGAACAATGCATACCATAACAGATATGCAACGGATGATATTGACTTACCAGATTGACGACACGCGAGAACAATTGAAAACCTATTATTGTTAAAATGATCAAACATCTTCTCTTGATATGGATATAGATCGAATGGGACCAATCCTTTATCAAGATGAACTACTTTTAAATACTTACGCGCAAAGTGTTGAGGATCTTGCATGCAACGCTGGTACTCTCGAATCTCTTCAAGAGTAAACTGTTGCTCAACTCCGTCTCGCTTTACATTTGGATTACCGAGGTAACCTTCTCCATTATTCTTTATCATGCTCAATTACATCACCTTTCAACAACATCCGTTGGAGATCGGTAGTAGATCCTACAAATACATTATTATTGGTAACACCACCCTCTTGCTTCGGTTGGTGTTTTGTTATCAAGTCATCTTTCTTCTTCTGAAGATCCATTAGCTTATCTGTCACATCAGCAATGTTCTTTACCATTCCTGATAACACTTCATAAGCTCGAGGATGCTCTGATTCACTTGCCAGAGCAATCATACCATTAAGTGCTTCTGAGCTGTTATCAATTAGGTTACGATATGTATCACGAGAGTACTCATAATCGTCGATCGTATCTCTATCGATAGGTTGGTTCTGTTGGACAACAGGAACTTCAGGCTCAGGGAGATGCTTAGTCAGAGACTGAGATAGCTTATCAAATTTTTCACTCATATTACACCGCCGTGTATGTATTCAGCGTCCAGGTTGCAGTACCATTAGTAATCGATTCTGCTAGGAAGAAGTATCCATCTGGATACTCAACACTGAGGGTATTAGTAGACGAATCCCATGATACAACACGAGCTTGTGTTGCAGATAGAGATCCTGTTACTGTTTCACCAACATTAAAATCACCACTACCATTTGTCAGTCCAAGTTCAAACACAGTCGTTGCTGGAATGTATTGAACTTTTGTTACAGCATCATATGTATCAGATGCTCCTGCGGTATATGGATCTGGTTGTGTTATTGACGACTCAATGAATTCATCAGTAGTCTGATCATTGACGTTAGCAATAACTGTTTTGATAATTCCACTCTTGCTTGGTGATCCGAAGAATCGGACCTTCATTGTAAAGTCTAGTGTATAGATCAACACCCGTCTTGTATTGAAGTCACCCATATAATCATCAAGGATGCTTGCGTTATTCAATGTGATTGGAACATCAACAGATGGAAGTCCTGTCACATAGTTAACAGATAGAGTATATGTTGGACGGAATGTTGGTAGGATCTGCTCCATAATCTGCAGAGCATCGTCCTGGTTTTTAGCTAAGATGTTCAGCTGGATATCAAGGATGTATGGAACAGAGCCATCAATAGTTGTCTTTGATTCTGTATCTGACTCAACTGTCATTCGGTTGAATCGAGTGTTAGTTGCAACTGAATCGTAAGCCATATTAGTAATCTCAAATGACATACGAGGGAGCTTGATTGCTACCTTGGGGTCACTAAGATTCTCTTGCTCATCAATACGTGCTAAGAACTTCTGACGAGGACCATAAGCCAACGGAACCTTCTGAATGTCCTTTACATTACCAGCATTGTCTTTACGAACGATGTTGATGTCGTTGAACAGTGTGCCAAACACAGCAACGGACTTTCGAATGATAGCATGATAGAAATGATCACCAAACATTAGCTAGGATCTCCAAATGGATTAGCTTCACTGAAGTCGAGGATATCATCACCTAGATCTTCAAACTCAAAGTTTGATGCTGTTGGGTCTGTACTGAATACATTATTAGCAGATGAGGTTGCAACATCAAATACCTCTACCACTCGACCATAAACGCCAGTACCTGTAATTTGTCTTGCTGTGTCTGCAGCTTCATGGGTTACAAACTCATGGAACTCACCATCATTGGTTTCAATATCAACCAAGAACAATTGGCCAGATGTAGGAGTGACTTCTTGGAAGCTAACTACCTTACCAGAAATGATTGCCTGAGGATTATTGTTACTATCAAATGTCAGAACCTGCTGGACACGGTCACCATTAATGAAGTCGCCGTTGATATCCTGAATAGTAAGAATCTGAGTATATGCATGCTGAACCTCAATTGCATCAATCTCAGCAACTTTGGTATTGAAGTCCTCACCACTAAACTCAAACATCCGAGCCTGTAGCTTATACATTGGAAGATTAGATAGCTGATAGAATGGCTGCTCATGTTCTACAAAAGCAATCTCAAAGAATGAACGAGATAGAGGAAGATAGATTAGATCACCTTCTGCAGGACGGAATAGACCATCTCCTGATTCGAATAGTCCAACCCGCTTTTCCCACTGACGCTTGGCAACAACAAATGTTACTTCGTCACGGATCTCCATTCCAAACTTTTGGAAGATGTTTCCTTCACCCTCAAACCCCTCTGTATTCTCGATGTACATTTCAACAATGTATGCATCATCAAACTGTGACTCAACATCCTCACCAAGAATGTAGTCACGAGTTACGATCTCGCGAGGGAGGTAATAAACGTCCTGCCCGTACATCTTGATGGACTCAATGATGATGTCCTCGTACAGGTTCTGTTCTGTTTTTACCTTAGGGTTGAAGTAAACATTAGTAGCCATATTATAACATTACCCAGAGAAAAAGTCAACAGGCATTTCATGATTCATTCTAATTTCCTCTTCTAGCTGTTGAATTTCCTGGGTTGCATCATCAAACAGCTGACGGCCGTTGAGCTGAACTCCACCAGGAAGTTGCATGCCTTCAAACTTAATTAGATTGGCACCCCATTGTCTCTTGATAAGAGCTGTGAGGTAACGCTTTAGATACATGTCGTTAAACACATCAGTGTGTGCTGTTGGGTCTACTGTCTCATAACAATCGATGATGATATAGTCATTGACCTTAATATCTTTGCCCCACTCTGTATCAATATACAGACGATTCATATGACGATTGAAACGAGACTGTTCTGTTCCATTCAACTGCATATCAAGGAGAGACATGTACTGTTGAATCTGAACGTAGTTGGCAAGATTACCCATATGTCCAAGATCAAAGATGTCGTTAAGGTGCATCTGATAGCGAGCATCAAACATATTGATCGAGCTGTTCTCTTCTGTGAAAGGCATCACACGAGAGATAAACAGTAAGCTGTTAGGCACAGTGATAAAGCCATTCTGCTCATCAGTAGCAGTGACCTGATGTTTAACGTAGTTGCGGATTACCGCATCGCTATGATATTCTTGATAGAACTGCAGGGCTTCATCGGTGCGATCTTCTAGCTGATCTTCATCGACGTTGATTTCGATTACAGGGGCTCCCAGTCTGCGGAGGCAGTAATCGATCAATTCCTGTCTTGTTGTTGGATTTGCCATATAAAAAAGCCCCAGAGAGTTATATTCTTCTGGGGCTATTTATATGTTTTAATTACTTGGGCTATTAGTTGGCGTAATCTGGAACGCTCTCAGCCTGTTCCTGATAACTAATAATAGATTCCCATGTACATTCTGCGGGTCTATCAATCGGCTCGCCATTTTCATCTCGCCACTCAGTGTTTTCCTCAAAAGTAGATTCAGAAATGGTATCGTTGTGTTGTTTATCACTAATAAGAAGAATTTTAGCTAGGCATGAGCTATTATCATTCAACCACATGTAAAAGCATTTATGAAACAAATTTATACTCATTATTAACTCCTACGAAATTGTTGTGAGTGACGCTATATCGCCAGCATATTCAAAAAGGGTAAGTACTGCTGCGGTACCAAAAACAGATCGGTTACTACTATCATCAAGACTAGTATCAATTGTTGAACCTAAACGATGATTGTAGCCGTTATCGTGAGGCTCATTAAAGATCCTTACATAATGAGGATTTGTATTACCTTGGTTAGGTATAAAGAACATACCGGCATAGTCATTACCTGATACGTGGGTGCCTTCGTTATAAGTGCTTGAAGTAGCTGTACCAAAATCAAACCACCCACTACCAGAATTTCCTTGAACTTTAATAAATCCCGATCTCCACGTTGTCCCGTGTTTAACAACTATATGAACATAAGCTGCTATTAAGCTAGTGGATGATGTTGGTGTGATTACAGCAGACCCATCAAATGGAGCAACCTCAACCCTACCAGGACCGTTATTACCTGAAGACCAACCTGATGTCTTACGATAAGATCTAACTTGAATTAACCCACCGCCGGTACCGTATTCGAGTCCAGTACCAGCAGAATTTATCTTAAGCGCTTTATTAGCAGAACCACCAGAGATAGAGATCTTATCAATCCCAACGGAAGCAGCTGCTAGGTTATCCAAATCCTCACGCAGCATTGGAATGCCACCAGCGGTATATGCATCGTGCAGCGTCAGCGTGTCTTTAGTGGTATCTACAATTACCTCACCCTCAGCTCCTGTCACGGACGAGAGCTCGGCTGTAGTGCCACGTCTTAGTTGTACTTGTTTTGCCATTTATTAACTCCCGATAAACTCAATGAGCAAAGTATCTGTGTTTGTTACACTAATTGAAGATGGACCGTAAAGTCTAAATTCGAATGTGTCGTCGAATGATGCTGACTCAATCCACGATACAGTAGCATGATAGCTAGCATCAATCACATAGTCAGCATATGTTAGTTTCGAACCGTTCTTATAAACCTCAAGTGTACAATCAGCAGATGGCTTCAGTTTAAGTTCGAACTTAAAGAATGAGTTCGTTACGTCTTTATTTATTCTGAAAATTTTATTGTTGTCTTCTAAAACAATATTTGGTATACCAGCCTCTACACTATTAGCAAAAGCCAAGCGAGAAGTAGATGATCCAGCAACATTACAATCTGTTAATGATTGAGCATCAGCTCTAAAGAAACTGTACTTAGTGTTAACAAGATTTGTTGATAAGTTAGACATATCAGCACGTAGCATTGCAATGCCACCGCCTGTCGAGCCATCGTGTGCAACTACTGCATAATCACTATTAACTGATAGGTTGCCATCAGCTAAGAAAGCTGATACAATAGCACCACCAAAGTCATCAGTACCAGTTGCTGTATTCCAATCTTCTGTACCTGATCCTGTCTGCCAATCGTCGTATGTAATAGATCCTGTTGGGTGTGTAAGGATACCGAAGTCAGGTGATGATCCAACTGGAACCCATCCTTGTCCTGTATAGTACTCAAGACCAACCCCAGTAACATCGTCATCACCAGCTTCTGTGTTTAGACGAATATATCCAATCGTCTCAGCTGGAGGGTCTGCAACAGTAATCTCATTGACCATACCAGTTTGTGAATGCTGAATAAACACACTATTGTATGCATAGTCAGTTGGAATAGTCCATGTTACTACACCAGGATCATTAGATCCAACAGTACGAATAGCACCATTGTTTGTTGCACCTGGTACTAGGTTTACATTATCTGCATCATTACTATCAGTCTTTTCTGTATGACGGAGCCAAAGATTATGACCAACTGTAAAGTTACGGAATGTATATGTTGAACCTTTTAGTAAGGTTAGAGAGGTAACATCTGTTGTATTGACAGCTGGGTTTGTTCTGTTATAGTTTGCTTCCCAAGACCACAACCAGGGATCATTTTGTACAAACCCTGGATCTCCAAACTGTAGATCCGGACTCGATACAGTAATGTCAAAGGTAACTACTTCACGACCACCCAGAACAGTTGTGGGACGCTCTGCTGTTGTACCACGAGGGAGACGAAGTGCTCCAACATCTCCATTTACATCAGGAGAATACCAATCACACTTTTCCAGCGAGATTGCCGCATCTTCAATAGCGAGTGTACTTAACTGTCTGATTGCCATCAGTTATACCTTATTCCGCTGGAGGAGTATATCCCGTTAATGCTGTTGCTTCTGCTTGGGTCAAACCTAGGTCAAGTAGCTTTTGGTAGCCAGCTGCTTTAGCCGCAGCTAGCGCCTCTTTCTGCGCAACGGCCGCATCAATTTGTTCTTGTGTTGGTTCATTAGAAGTAAAGGTGTCACCATCGTATGAAAAACCTGGCTTAACCGTGTCATCACAATCAACCCAAGTCATAGACTCGTGGACTTCAAACTCGGTTTCTTTTACATCAATAACTTGATTGTTTAAAATAAGCGCTTTCATTATGCGTACTCCTCCACAACAACAAGTCCTGCTCCGCCATTACCACCGTAACTATATTGTGTACGACATCCTCCGCCAGACCCATATCTACCATCGTAGAAAGAAGTTGAAATTGGAGCGCTGCTAGCACCGGAACCACCTGCGCCACCCCAGAAAGAGTCGGCGCCTCTAAGACCCGGAGGGTTAGGGTTTGATGTACCATCCTGTCCGCCACAGGCACCGGTGCCACCTTGTAGGTTTAAATCGCCGCCTGTTGCAGTACCGCCTGGGCCGCCATATCTTGCATCATCGCCCATCCTAGCTTGGCCACCACCGGCGGCAGAACAGTAAGAGCCGAATGATGAAGTACCACCGGCACTAGAATAAGCTGGGTTAGAGCTTGAGGCGCTTCCGCCCCCTCCTGCACCAACAGTTACA